CCGAGACGCCGCAGGAGGCACTGGAAGCCGATCTGACCAGCTACGCGGAGTACCTGAATCAGTTGGCGATCCTCCCCGCCGCATGCTTCAAGCTGGACGCTGCCATCGGAGAGATCGTGAAGAAGTGCTCCTGCGAAGAGCCCCCCAAGAAGGATGCGGCGGCTGAAGTCGAGAAGGGGGAGAAGGACGAGACGGAGGAAGAGAAGAAGAAGCGGGTCAAGAACCACCCGCCCTCCGAGATGGCTCCTCCGGACGAGGAAGACGATCAGAAACCTCCACCGGACGAGGCGCAGAAGTCCGAGATTCTCGCCGCCCTGAAGGGCATCGAAGAGCGGACGTCCGTGCAATTGAGTGCATTGGCGGAGAAGCTGGAGACGGTGGCCACCGAGCAAGTTGCTCAAAAGAAAGTGCTTGACGACGTTGTGCAGAAGGCTGACACTCTGGGAACCAAGATCGGTACGACGGTGAGTGCGCCTCCGGTGTCGGAAGATCGTCCCGCGAATCACACTCGGATGCGGGTGCAAAAGGACGATGATCCCCGGACAGGGAACTTCGATACAGCGTTCTTGCGGCGGCGACGGTAAGCCCTATCACGGTGAGGTAACCGCTTTATCACGGTGAGTGTTGTAACAGGAGAGCATCCATGACAAACGAGGAAATCATTCGGAAAGCGGATCTCGCGCTGAGTGATCTGGAAACCGCAGGCAAGCTCAATCCGGAGCAGACGGATCGGTTCATTCGGACCCTGATCGATCAGCCCACGCTGCTCGCCGCTGTCCGAACGGTGGCCATGGGCGCTCCGCAGATGAAGATCAACAAGATCGGATTCGGCACGCGCATTCTGCACCCCGCCGTCAGCGCCATTCCATTGGCCGACAACCTCCGCGCCAAACCCGATCTGGGACAGGTGCCGTTGGAGACACGCGAAGTCATCGCGGAAGTTCACATTCCGTACGACGTCATCGAGGACAACATCGAAAAAGGCAACATCCATGTGCCGATGCAGACCGGCGCGGGAGGGTTGCACCAGACCATCGTGGACCTGATCGCGGAGAGAGCCGCGCTGGATCTGGAGGAACTCGCCATCCAAGGCGACACCACGAACGTGGGCGATCCGTATCTGGCGTTGCAGGACGGGTACCTGAAGATGGCAACCGCCAACGTCGTCAGCGTGGGCGGAGCCTTCGACAAAGCCGCCGTCAAGCAGGCCCTCAAGACCATGCCCACCCGGTACCTCCGGAACCGGACGGCCATGTCGCACTTCGTCTCCATCGACAACGAGACGGAGATCCGCGATCAGTACGGCGCACGCCAGACCGCACTCGGTGATCAGCAGTTGCAGGGATTGCTGCCGGTGTACATCTACGGTTCGAAGGTGACCCCGGTCGCCCTCATGCCGGGAGCCGGTGGGCTGTTCACCGATCCGATGAACCTGATCTTTGGCATCCAGCGGAACATCATGATCGAGTACGACAAGGACATCCGCGCACGGGTGTTCATCATCGTGCTGACGGCGCGGATCGACTTCGCCATCGAGGAAGTCAACGCTGTCGTGAAGTACACTGGTATCACCGGAAGCCGGTAACACCGGTAACTCGGTACTGGAGTTGCAACCTAGCCGCTGGAGGTAAGAACGTGGCAGAGAAAAACGACAAGAGCAAGCTGGAAAAGGACTTCGAAAAGAAGACCGAGATCGTGGGCGCGGGAACGCCCATGACCCCCGAGGAGGCACAGGAGAACGCCCGTCAGGTGGAGGAAGAGAAGAAGCGGCTGACGGAGACGCCAGAACGTAACGTGCCACCGGACTCCGTGATGAACGAACCGGCGAAGCCCTCCGATCCCGAGACGGTGCGTTCCGCACGGGTGCTGGAGCAGGAGAGCGGCGAGTCCAAGGCGAAGCGCGTGGACACCGCTGACGTCTCCCCGGAAGGCGAGAAAGCCCCGGCAGGGTGGGGCAAGAAGCCCACCGTGTACGTCATGACCAACGTGGACGGCGAGAAGCTGAACGTCACGGTCAAGCAGTGGGCCAAGTACGGCCAGAAGCTCCGCGCCAAGGGCTGGACGACGCCGGAATTCGCGGGTGGCGATCCCGGTGGCAACGAGGACATCCCGCCCAACGTGGATTGGGGCAAGGACAGCCCGGAGGAGGCGTTGTACATGCCTTCGACCACGCTGCCGCCCAAGAAGTAGGTTCCTGCGACGTGCGAATGAAGGGGGCGGAGGTAACCGCCCTCTTTGTTTTTGGCAATTAATTGCATGCTTGCCTGAAACTTTTCTCAGGCAAGCATCTCAGGCAAGCATCAAGGAGTGATTTTTATGGCGTTGAAGAGTGCAGAGAAGCCGGAAGAGGCTCCTGCGGTAGCAAATCCTCATGCCAACACCACGGTGTTGGAATTAGCCCTCTACAAGATCTACACGTGGCAGGGTGTGACGTACGAGCGGGGCAAGCCGTACCGGTTCAAGAACTCCGATGCCATGATCCTGTTGGGAGAACATGACCACGGGCGTCCGGTGTGGCGCATCTATACACCCCCCACCAAGAAGTCGGCTCCCCGTAACGAGATCGTGGACGCCACACGGGTTCAAGCCCAGTTGCCGGTGGACGAGTTTGGTACGGTGCTGGTGGCTCCGGACACGACCAAGAAGCGGATCGATGTCGGCACGGACGATGAGATCTCAGACATCCTGAGCCGTCCGGATGATGGCGGTGACGTCACGGTCTAGTCATGGTGTGTCGAGCCCCCATGCCGCTGTTCGTGGATCCGCAGGAAGTGATCTTGCGGATGCAGTTGAGCCCTGATCTGAGCGGCATCGAGGATGTCATCAAGTCCGGGATCGTCGCCGCGCAGTTGCACGTAGAGCGAGTCATCGACGGCAAGCTGGCTCGCCAATCCCAGAACTGTGGGTACTACATCGATGCCGAATCCTTCTCCGGCATCGCACCGGGGGGTCTGTATCGTCTGGAAGTCCCGAGTGGGCTGGTGCGGCAGGACGTGCCACAGGTCATCGAGACGTCGTCGGGATCGACCTACGGCCCGTTCTCCGACACCTACGAATTGATCGACTCGTCCCTGATGAAGTTTGATTACAACCGGGGTTACCTGTACGTGGATGCCCAGACCTACGGCAACCATCACGTTAAACTCCAGTGTGACACGGGCTACGAAGACGGTACGCGCCCCCTCCCGGTGGAGGGTCTGACGGACTTCTCGGCGGCAACGCAGTATGCGGTCGGTGAACACGTGGCATATGAAGGAGTGGCCTACACTTGTACGGCGCTTCCTCCGGTGGGAACGCTCCCCACCAATGCGGCGTTCTGGGCTCCGGCCTATGTACCGCAGGAGCCAATTCCCAATGCCATCTACGAAGCGATCATGTCGCTGGTCCCGATGGTGTTCAACGCTCAGCAGACCACCAACCGGAGTGACGAGGCGAAGAACCAGTATGTGACGCTGACGGACCACGCCAACCTGTTGCTTCAGCCGTACATGCGGACGCAGGGCTTCACCTTCCGCTCGATATGAAGCTCACGGTCACCGTACAGGGCCAGCCGGGGCTGATCAAGTCCATACGGGGGTTGGTCGATGCTCTTGATCCGGTCAAGATTCTTGACGAGGGAGCCGCTGTCATCTACAACCGGATGCGAGCCCGATTTCTGATCGAGACGGATCCCCGAGGGGTGAAGTGGCCCCCCAGTCAAGCAGCGTTGCGGCGAGCCCGTACCGGACGTGGCGGCGGCACGCTGTTCGATACAGGCAGGCTCTTCCGAAGCATCCAGTTGTTCGCGGAGAGTCCGACCACCCGAGCTATCGGGACCAACGTTACGTCGCCCCAAGGCTTTCCCTACGCGGAGAAACACCAGTTCGGGATCGGCTTTCCCCAGCGGCAGTTTCTCGGCTTTGCGGACGATGATCTGGATGTCATGCGAACGGTGATCATTCGACGGGTTGCACAGGGCTTGAAGCAAGGAGCGGTTCCGTAGTGTCGAAACTCACGGACATCCTGAACGAAGCCAGCACCAAACTTCTGCAATTGGATGCACCACCGGTTGATCTCACCGGTAAGGTGGTGGTGGCGTATGACGAGAACGATCTGCTGGACGTTCTGAAGGGCGTGAAGTCCTTTCCAGCGGTGGGCATTGTCTACGAAGGCATGCGATCCCAGTCCGAGGAAGGGAAACCCACCGCCAAAGTGGGCATTTCCTGTGAGATTGTCCTTGGCTTGGTGCTGGTGGAGCGTGGTGACGAGATCCACAAGACCTTCCAGAAGAAGGTGCGAGCCATCGAGTATCTGGATGCGATGCGGTACCAGTTCATGGGACAGCGCAGCACGGTATCGAACCACTTTTGGCACTTCATGGTCGAAGCCCCAGCCGCTCTTCGCTCCGGCACGGTGTGTTGGGTGCAGCGGTGGTCGGTCCCCGTGCAACTCCCTCACAAAAGTTCGCCCGTCTCCAACTTCTACAACACGGCCTGACGGT